AAACAGTAGCTTTAGCTTGAGGAGCTACTTTCTTCTTATTTTTACTGAACATCATGCTAGCCATAATTATTTCTTTTTAGGTTTAGATTTATCAAATTTATTTTTATTCTCTTTTGCTATTTTAAGTTGATTCTCAGCTTTCATTATTTCTACTTGAGCTTTAGTATTAATCTCTTTTTCTTTTAATTCTAACTCTCTTTGTTTAAATATGTTTTCTGAAGCTAATCTACTTTCTTCTAAAGACACCTTAGTTTGTTCTAAAACATCTGGTATATTATTTTGGTTATAGTCTTTATTGGTATCAAAGCCCATTGCCTGAATCTCAGCTTTTCTAAGATCTGCTTCTCTATCCAATTGCTTTTGAGCATCTTCTCTATCCATTTTTTCTCGTTCCCAAGCTATCATAGAGTCTTGCATAGCTCTTTGATTTTCTTGTTCTTGTTGAATAGCCTGTTGATCTCTTTCTATTTTTTCATTTTCACCTTTTATTAATTTGTTTTCTATATCAGATATAGAATTAGATTTCATAATAGTTATAATATCTGTAAATCTAATCTTATCATTCTGAAGAGCAGCTTGAGCCATTTGCTGTAATTGCTCCTTAATTCTAAAGTCTCTACTAGAGTTAGAAACAAATACCCCATATTCAGAGTCTTGCATCATACCCATATCTTCTTTCTCAAGATTTAGAAACATCTTATATCCATCATCTAATAGATATTGTAGTTTCTTACCATCTTTATAAGCTAATTTAGAGAGCTCTACTAATCTTGTAAGTATCTTTTGTTTTACTTCATTATGCTTATAAAATAAAGCTTCTGTAATCATAGAAGATTGTACTACAGATCTTTCAGTATTACCTACAGTCTCAGAAGAGAATATTTGCCCTTGTCTCTGTCTAGATACACCGCAGATTTCTCCAGCCATATCTTCAAGCTTATCTAATATGCTTAAATAACTAACTACAGTATTAGATAATGAAAGGTCAATAGAAGTATATTGATTAAATTTAGATACTGTATTAGGATCTCCTTCTCTACCTTCTTCTACAGAGTTAATAACAGCAATACCCATACTATCAAAATAATACATCCATTTGGTAAAATCAATACCATGGGATTTAGGTAATTGAGCTATATCAAAAACCATTTTCTTTCCTTTGGCTTTTGCTATTTCATTAAGAAGTCTATACCAAATAATAGTATAAGTATATTGATGAGGCTTTAGTAAATCTACTACTGAGGTAGATCTAGCATTTAAAGAGTTATATATTTTACCAACATAAGGTAATTTACATTCTCCAATATTATCTAAGTTTCTTACTTGATTAGGAAGAGGCTCTATATTAACATATATATTAGATCCTATTCTGGTTCCTCTCCAAACTTCATTAATCCATCTGTATTCTATAGTAGCCCCTGCTTGTTCTTTCTGTAACTTAGTTAACTTTAAATCTTCATTAACTACAGTTTCTACTATCTCACCATTCTCATCCATATAAGAAAGAAATCCAATCTTTCTTAAAGACTTCCAGCATACAGTCATTACTTTTATATGCTGTACATCTGATCTAGTATAATTATTTGTATTAGCATTAAATGTTGCAGCATCATAAGCAAATCCAGGAAGAGGAGAATTAGTAGCCATAGGCATACCTACTAAATTCTTGTCTAATAGATCTACATCATCTTCAGAAAGAAAGTCACCAAATTCATCTATAATCTCTCCTACAGACATCCATCTTTCTTCATAGCACCATTGAGCATCTTCTATATCTTCTAAATCCTGAGTCTTATCATAATCAAAATTTAGAGGATTAACAACTCTACATGCAGGTTCATTATTATTTATACCAGTATAATAAACTTCTTCTCCTGATATAAGGCAATGTTCCCAACCTTTATTAAATTTAGATTCTAACTTTAAATAAGGTACTAAGAACTGTATAATATCATTAGCATATTTTTCTCTGATATCTTGATATGACATATTCATCACATCTTCAATCTGCTTAGGAGTTTTAGGCTGTACTGGATTTCCTTCTTGATCTACTTCTGGTTCAGCTAATCCGTATTGTTGTAATTGTATTTTAAGGAACTGATCAAAAGATTCTTTAAACAATTTTTCTTTATATTGATTCCTAACATTAATTACTTCTCCTACTACACCTACAGCCATAAAACTAAAAGGTCTTTTTAATTCTTCTCCTTTTAATAATTCTATTTTAGGACGTATAATATTGAAATCTTGTAGCCTAGAAGGAATGTTATAATCCCAACCTAAATTATAAGGGTCTAGTATATATTCAAAGTCTTCCTCCCTAAATATAGAATTCATTAAATCATAATTAATTTTCTTTCTATATCTAGTGGTTCTACCATTTAAAGTAGCAGCAATATTTCCAAAAGATTTAGCTATAATACCATCTACACAATCTTTTCTCCAATCTTCTCCTTTTTCACTAAAGGATAGTTTTTGTGGAGGAAAAGAACTTAAAGGAAAACCAAATCCATTTCCTCTTCTAGCAGCCTGTATATAACTATTTACCTGTTTACTCATGGTTATGGAATATCGTTTTCTTAAAACTAAAGTTACTATTATTAAATAAATTTTTAGTAAAGAATGGATCTAAATCTTTTTCTTTCTTACCATCTACTGCAATTTTTGTTAACTGTATTTTATATAATATACACATCATTAACGCAATAACTCTATCAAAGTTTCCTGTTTCATTATAATACAATAACTCATTTAATAGTGATAATGAGTATATGAATTTTATATTAGGAACTCCTTCAGAGTTTGTTTCTAATAACCAGTCTCTAAGATATAACTCTAATTCATTCTTTATATCTTTAGTCATGTGAATACCCTTACCTCTTCTTACTTGAGTATTAATAGTAGCTCTAAGACAAGTAGGAGTATCTGCTAACAAATATACACAATTTTTATTTTCAAAGTACTCTTTTATATTGTTTTGCATGTTTTCATACAAGCAAGTAGCATTATAAAATAATAACAGTTTTCTAATATTTTCATTATATTCTTTAATAGACGCTGGTCTTGCAGTATATTCTGCAACTATTCTATCCCCTGTAGTATCATTAATACTAGTTCTTTTATATATCATTATACTACCTAATGAATCAGAATAAGTAGATTTATCCTGAGCATAGGGGTCTAATCCAGCTATATATAATCCATAAGGTATTTCTCCTTCTGGAGGTTGTTCATATATAGTTAAGCATCCTTCAAAATCAGCATCCTTTTTCATTGGAAAAGGAACTTCATGAAGGTTATTATCTTTATTAAATACAATTTTACCTGCTTCATTTGTACTTAAATAACCTCTTGTCCCCCTATTATCTATATTTGGATTATTTTCTACCCAAGCTAGTTGCTGCATTATTTCTCCAATAGGTAGTACAGAATTAGATCTTACAGAGAATACTTCTTTCGGAGTAAAAGGATAAGCTATAATTTGGCCAGTAAAGGTCTTTTTATCTTTAGCTGTTTCTTTTAACTTCTCTCTAATTTTATTATAATAATCTAAGGCTCCTTTAATATCTGAATTTCCATCAGAATCCATATACCCTTCACAATTAAAATATGCTGGGTGGAAAGCTCCTACTACTTTATTAGCTTCTTGAGGATCCCATTTATTCTTAAACCCTAATATCTTATAACTAGAAGTATCATAGAATATCTTTTGAAAATCTATAGTAGCCCCCTCCATATTACCACCTGTACCAAATATAATAATCTGACCAGTTGTATAAATACCTGCTTCAACGCAGGGTTTAATAGCAGCTAAAGCATCTTCAAGGTTAGCAAAAGTACCAGCCTCTTCCATTATAATTAATGAGGCACTTTTACCAGCAGCACCTTCAGGGTTATCTTGAAGAGATATAGCTAATATTTGAGACTTGGATCCTTTCTTAATCCCATCTTCTATATATCCTGCTTGAACATGTTCTTTTTTGTCTACTAATCTATTCTTTCCAAAACCTGTATGTTCTAATAGAAAATCTAATATATCTAGGGTTTTATCCATGATAGCATCACCTAAAAGATACTTCTTATCAAACGCTAGTAATAGAGTTGTAGAGTTTGTTTCAAATGTATACTCATAAGAAGCTAGAGAAGCATTTTTATAGGAATACCCTTTACGTCTGGCTTTAGCTAAAACTATATGCAGGCCACCTTCTTCATAATTTACAGGTTCACAGAATAAACCTAGTTTATCTAATTCTTCTTTAGATATACCATTTCTAGCTATATCTTTAATCCAGTAAAAATCATAGTCACCATCCCAGAAATCCCCAAACTGCCAACCATTAGAAGTTTTAGTAGCTCTACCTTTAGAATCAAATGTAACCTTTTTAATGGGGGAGAAATTAAGGTAATAGTAATGTCTTCCAGTTATAGATGTTTTACCTACAGTATAACCTTCTCTACATCTTCTTTCTTGTTCTCTCCAATATTCTATATAAGCAGGAGATCCTTCTGTAGCCGATGTTGTTGATAAACACAGAGCAGGTGCTAATATTAACATTCCAGATGTCAGTTCAATTAAGTACAGAACTCGGGTTTGGAAGGAAGGTACCTACCGAAGGATAGACCAGACAGCGGTTCTTATAGAAACCCTTTTTGCTATTAACAACAAGTACCATACCGAGTACGGCACAAGAGTATTACTTAACCTG